TAGCGGAGATTATACGGGCTTGACCCCTCAGCAGATTGCCTTCTTAGAAAATGAAACGCTAGCAGAACGTGATCAGCGTATGTATACCATAGATAATCTTTTAAGTGGCGGGTTAGTTACAAGTTTTGCTAAGGGTTTAGCAACAAACACCACCAACGATAGTGGTTATCCTTCGGTTCAAAACCCCGGAGATTATGGCAATTCACCTTTTTAAAACCCTTGACAAAAAGACAAAAGTGTGGTATAATAGCTACAAAGGAATAAAAAATGACATATGTTGAAGCAGTGAATAGTGTCTTACGCCGCCTTCGAGAGAACTCAGTGGCTACGGTACAGGGTGAGGGTAACGCAAACAGTTATGCTCGTTTGATTGGTGATTTTGTTAATGAGGCTAAGAGTCAGGTAGAGGTTGCATGGAAGTGGGGTGCTTTGCGTCAAACACTTACAGGCTACACCATCCCAGGTGCTTTCAACTATGAAATTCAAGGGAGTAGCAACAACTTTGAGGTGTTAGATGTGTGGAATGACACTGACAACATTGAGATGCAATACCGCCCTTCTCATTGGTTTAACGAGGCATATTTGACAGGAGAAGTACAAGAGGGTACACCTCTGTATTATAACTTCAACGGTGTTAGTGCTGATGGCGACACACTGGTTGATGTATACCCTGTCCCTGATGCCATCTATGTTACCCGTTTTAACGTGGTTTTGCGTAACACACCTTTGGTTAATGACTCAGATTTAATCTACATCCCAACCCGTCCTATCATCTTGTTAGCTACGGCAATGGCAATTGAGGAGCGTGGTGAGGATGGTGGTCAACAAAGTATTAACGCATACCGAGCAGCAGAATCAGCACTGGCTGACGAAATTGCCTTGGATGCCGCCCGTCACCCTGAAGAAACAATTTGGTATAGTGTATGAAACAGCTTGAAACTCTTTCCATTGTTGCTCCCGGCTTCTACGGTTTAAACACACAGGAAAGTGGTGTCACGTTATCTCCTAATTTTGCTCAAGTAACCGACAACGTTGTTATTGACAAGTACAGTCGGTTAGGAGCACGGAAAGGGTGGGTAATGCAAACCACTAGTGGGTCTTCCGAGTTGGATAATAATTTCATTCGGTTTATGATTGAGCATGTTAACGCTGATGACACGCTTGACATTATTTCTGCTGGTAACAACAAGATTTTCTCAGACGGTGTTGGTGGGGTGTTAACAGACATTACCCCTGCGTTGTACACTATTACTGCTAACGACTGGAGTGGTGCTACTCTTAACGATACCACTATTCTGGTGCAAACGGGTCAAGAACCCCTTATTTATAATTCAGTATCATCCCCTGTACTTCAAACGATTACAGATTATACCAGTGTAACTCAGAATTACGGTATTTCTTTCCCTGATGGTGTTATCGCTGCTTGGGGTCGTTACTGGTCATTTACTAAGAATGCTGTTTACTGGTCTACAGATATTGCAGATTCAGCATTCCCTGCCTTCAATGGTGGCTCTAGCGGTAATTTAAATATTGCAGCTATTCTCCCAGATAACACGGATGACATTGAGTCGATTGCAGCACATAATAACCTGCTAATCATCTTCTGTAAACATCATATAGTTATCTACAACGGAGCTGATAACCCACTTTCAGCTGACTTTTCTTTACAAGATATTATTGTTGGTGTTGGTTGTATTGCCCACAAAAGTGTTCAGAATACAGGCTCTGATCTGATCTTTCTTTCTGACACAGGTATTCGCAGTTTAGGTCGACTTATCCAAGAGAAGTCTCTGCCTATGCGGGATTTAACCAAGAATATCCGTGATGACTTCTTGAATGATGTTAACGCAGAGATTGCTGAGTATGGTAATTTAAAAGCTGTAGGGAGTGTTTACTCAGAGATTAACGCATTCTACCTAATCTCTTTCCCATCAATCCAGACTGTTTACTGCTTAGATATGCGAAGTGCTCTGGAAGATGGTTCTTCTCGTGTTACTGCTTGGTCACAATACCCTGCTTACTCTTTCCTACGTAGGCGTAATCGAGATGTGCTAATTGGTAAGATTAACGGTATCGGTAAGTATGGTGGTTATACGGATAATGGGTTATCTTATCGCCTACGTTACTCTTCACACCATCTTGACTTCAATGCACCTACAACAATTAAAATACTGAAGAAGATAAGTGCTACTGTTCTCGGTGGTTCTAACCAGCAGATTACGATTAAGGTAGGCACTGATTACTCTTCCTCATTTCTGTCTTATCCATTCATTCTACAAGCTGGATCAATTGATGAGTATAACGTAGCAGAGTATCCAACATATTCAGAGTTTGCAGGTGTTGTTGCTGACTTTGCTAGTTTGCCTGTCAGTGCTACTGTAGGTAAAGCTTACATGACCCTTGATGATAACAGTGTTTATCAGTGGGATGGTAGTGAGTGGCAAGACGTAACAACTACATGGCAAAACACATTCACATTGGTTGACTATAGTGAGTTTTCTAAAGGAGTTGTGTTAGAGAAAATTAAGAGTAGTGTCGGCGGTGCTGGTTCTACAATTCAAGTTGGTTTTGAATCTGATGTTGATGGAGCAGAGATTTCAGTACAAAAATTAGACATTTTCATTAAAACTGGAAGGACAGATTAAATGGCTCAATATATTAAGGCAACAAACTTCGCTAGTAAAGATGCTTTACTGCCGGGTAACGCCGATAAGATTATTAAAGGTACTGAGATTGATGATGAGTTAAACGCAATCCAAGCGGCAGTTAACACAAAGGCTGATGTCATTAGCCCTACGTTCACTGGTACTCCTCTCGCACCTACAGCTGTGTTGGGAACTATCTCGACACAAGTGGCAACAACAGCTTTTGTTAACGCAGCCTTGCAAAACACAGCTGCTTACAGAAGTGGCATTATTCAGGCTATTTATCCTGTAGGTTCTCTGTACATCTCTACTCTAGCTACTAACCCATCTACATTGCTTGGGTTTGGTACATGGGCAGAGTTTGGCGCTGGTAAGGTTATCGTCGGTCAAGATGCAGGAGACGCTTCTTTCAACGCATTGGAAGAAACTGGTGGTAGTAAGGATATTGCAACGTCTACGCATACACACTCTGTCACAGCGTCTTCAGGTGCTGATGTGTTAACAACAGGAACAGCCACAGTTGCTACTGGCGGCGCTAATACTAACCTACAGCCATATGTGGTTGTTAAAATGTGGAAACGCACAGCTTGATAGAAGTAACATTAGGGAAACTACAAGACATACCAAACTTTGATAGTCTTTCAAAACAACACTGGGATTCTTTCAATAATAATAATCCTAGTTTTAACAAAGAAATTCTTAGTCTAATGGATGTTGTTATAGTAAAAGACAAAGAGACTCCTGTTGGGTATGTTTTCTTTATGTTATTTCCCAGCTGGTACTACTCAGAAATTTGGTGTCAAGTAGATATGTTTTTCTTGTTACCACAATATAGAAGAAAAGGATTAGGTAAAAAAATGTTCGCTTTGGTTGAAGAAACAGCAAAAGATAAAGGAGCCACTAAGTTGATGTCTAGTTACAACATTAAACTTAATCTTTCTTCTTTTTCTTCATCTACCGGTTTTAAGAAAATTAACTTACCTGTAACCAAGAGAATTTGATATGCCATGGTCATTCGGCACTGCCTTAGTAGGTGGTTTATTAACAAGTAGTGCGGCTGGTAAGGCATCAGACGCTCAATCAGCATCAGACGCAGCTCGGTTAGCTGAAGAACAACGAGTTCGAGAGCAACTACGTCGAGACACAGAGATTCAGCGAGCAATTGCAGACCAAGCGTTTGCTGATTATGATGCTGGTCTTATTACGTATGCACAGGCGCAAGAACGAGCTGCCAATGCTATTGGTAACGTACAGACAGAGATTGCCCAAAGTCAACTAAGCGACACCGCTAAGATGACGGAGATGGCTAACTTCCGTCCATATTCAATCAAAACAGCCACTGGAAGCTCATTCTTTGATAAAGCTACAGGAGAAGCAGGATATGACCTTTCTCCTGATCTAGAAGCTTATCAGAAGAGTTTGTACGGTACAGCAAAAACGGCAGCTGCTGGTTTAACAGCTACTCCTGAAGATGCCGCTAAAGACTACATAACACAGCAGCAGGGGTTGTTACAGCCTCAGCGACAGGCAGAAGACATTGCCTTACGTAACCAACAGCTCCAACGTGGTCGTATTGGTCTAGGTATCTCCTCTGAAGCTGCTGGCGCAGGTGCAGGTGGTTATGTTAACCCAGAGCAATTCC